TCGCGCTTGCTCATACGCATAGTATATTTTGCGAGGGCGCGTGCGGGGTCCATAAACGAGCGGCCAGTCGACGTGAAGATACGATTTGCAAAGTCCAGATATGGTAGGACCGAAATCTTCTGCGTGACGCCAGTTTCCTTAACCATGTTTATTGCCGATTTCAGACGAGGCAACACAGGAACAACCGTGTTGTCGTCACCTTTGCCGATGAAAAGGTCGAACTTAGAAAAGTCGAACGTGCATACCGAAGTGCCGGTAGACATCAGGAAGTTGAACAATGCAGTTCCGGGCTCGCCGGAGAACAACCTCTCAATGACCTCGAACAGTAAACCGAGCATCGTCAGGCCCTTGCAGAAACGCTTGGCGCGAGTCATGAGATAAAGCGAGACGACAGTGTCATCGAAACCGAGAAATGCGAGAACCTTGCCAATGAAGAACCTGTGGACGTTAACGTGCGATGAGTCCTGTTGTGACAAATCGATTGACATACACTCCTTAGCCTTGTGCTGGCCAGTGGCACGAACAGCGTCATCGAGCTGCGTACCCGAGTACCCGGAGTCGTAAATCACACCACCTTTCAGCATGCTCTGCATGATCTTGGTTGCTTGAACGATCAAAGGACAAATGGTGGCATTGAGCAGCTTATTCGTAGCGAGGATGCCTTGACCGCACTCAGCACAAAAACCGAACGCCTTGAACTTAGGCTTGCATTGGCACTTCAGAAAGTACTCATTCTGCAGAGGGCGACCAGAGTCAATAAACGGGAGTTCCTCGGCAATTTGGGCAATGCGAAGCGCCTTTGCGTTTCCGAACCAGTGCGAGAACATAGAGGCGACAGACGGAACCTTGACGACGGCATCAGGCCTGATGAATGCGCTAACCCAACGATCAAACATGATATCGGCGAGCATGAAGGCTCGCTTGTTGGGAATGGCGACATTCTGTGGCTTGGTGTACCGGTCGAAGACTGCCAAGACGGACGCAAGGACCTCTGTATTAGAGAACGGATAGCCAATATGACTGTAGAGTGTGGGCTCATGCAAATCAAGCGACTGGATCCATTCCGGAACGCGAATTCGGACTGCAGGATCTGGCTTCCGGAACCTAATCATGGTTTTGTCGCGAGTCAGGTCGGCGGGTTGCGGTGGCTCCGGGTGCAAGGCATACAATGCCTCCACAAGCCCGGGGGTGATTATGCCGAGACACGGAGTGTCGTTAGCATCTTCATCGTCCTCTTCGACGACGATCGGTCGGCCAGCGTAAGACATGTGCGTGGCGATGATCTCATCATCGGCGTTGAAGTTCTCAGGGATATCAGCCTCGGCATGGTCAAGATCATCCATGGAAGTGAACGCGTGGGAGACTGGATCGTTGCGGGAACCGAAGACGGTGGCACCACGGCGAACGATTTGGTTCGGTCGAAGGCCGGAACGGACGAGAGCCTGAACAAGGGGGGCCTGGTTGCGGGTACCGGCAGGAACGGTGATCGTGACGGTCTGGCGTGCGCGGGTAAGAGCGAGGGCAAATGCGTACGGATTCTGTGCGAACGCAGCCTCATCGTTGGGGAAGCAATGGATGTAGACGTTGTCCGAATCGGTGCCCTGGGATGCATCGATGGTCATGGTGCCGTTGAAGACATTGGTGTTGGCGCGGTGGAAGGTGAGGTGGAGACCGGGACGCTGCGCATTGATCACCTGGATGTTGTTGACTCCCGGGTTCACAGTCTGGAAGAGGAAGTTAGGCATGATTGCCGGGCCAAACTCTTGACGATAAATCGGGAGGGCGACGTTGTTGACGATATTGGTAATGTCTTGACCAAACCTGTGAATTGTGTGGCACAGGACCATGTGGTCGACCGGGATGATGTCGTGTGAGAACCGAGCTCCGAGGATTCCGTTATATCGGCGCTGGTCGGGAGAACCAAGTGCGATAGTAGGAATGTTTAGCGATGCCAGGGTGATGACATGCCCTACCGGGAACTGGTAGACTTCGTCGATAATGATGCCGGTGCTTGCTCGAACAAGGTGGATATTTGCAACTGCTTCGTCGAGAGTGAAGACAGCGTGCCCAGGATACACGGCCTGCCAATGCGCCTGGAGTTCGTTGGTGGGAACAATGACGCAGGCGCCAGCCGGTGCGATCCGCCGAGCGTGAGTGGATTTGCCAGTACCAGCAGGGCCAACGATAAGCAAGTCGAGAGTGGTCTGAGGATCCCATTCCCAGTTGTTGACTGCCCGCTGTTGAACCATGGACAGTGCGTTGACAGCGAGACCGTTGATGCCGGCCAGTGCGTTGGCCTGGTTTTGAGCGGGGTCAAAGACGTTGATCAAGCGACCACCACGGCGAGCCGGTATGCCATTCTGAG